GTCTACTATTAATTGCATAACCTGCGGCACCCACACTAGCAATAAGAGTGGCATCTCCCGCAACTGTACGGGCCTTGTTAAGAAGGTTTGGGGCTTTAGATAAAGAAATATACTTTGCTGTAGCATCGTTAATAGCCCCCGTCTGTAAAGCAATACGACCATCTGTTATAGCAACTTGGCGTGATAAATTTTTAATAATGCTTCGATCAGCGTTTAGCTCTTGAGTAACACGATTAAGGTTTCTCTGTGCAACAGCAGCCTGTCTTTTACGCATTGCACCAAACAAACCATCTGAACCCTTTTTATTAAGCTTTGCAACAGCCTTTTGAAGGTTTGCTTGATTCATCTCAGCAACTCTCATGTTAAGTGCTTTAGAACCCTTAGTAACAGAAAGAACACGATTTTGTTCTTTAAGAACTTTAGAGAGAGATGCGTTACTTGTTTGAAGACTTTTAACGTTAAGTTTTAACTTAGCAACCCTCTTTGCCCGTTTTCTGATAGTACGCCGTGTAACAGATCCACCATAAGTTTTAAGAGGTTGACGTAAACCCTTTGAAATACTCTTTTTACGTTTTTTAGCAGAAGCAATAATGGCCTTTTTGATGTTTCTACGGGCAGCACTTAGCTGCTTGGCAGTAAGTTTTCTACCGACCTTTTTATAAGCAAATTTAGCAACTCTAGAATATACTGACATAAGTTGCTCCTACTTTTTACGCATAAGGTTATTAATACGGTTACGGCGTCCACCATCATAAGAAGTCTTGCGACGACCTACGTTAGCTATAGGTTTAAGGCTATTATTAGAATTCATTCCAGGACGAGCGGCAGAACCTTGTGCTGCTGCACTACGAGAACGAGAGGCTGCTTGAGACATAGGTGCTAGAGACTTTGCACGTTGTCCTTGGCTTGCATAAGTGCTAGATTTTTGTGTACGCAAAGAAGCTGTACGGGTATTAGACTGACGAGTAGCTGAACGGCCTTTCGCAGAAGCCCCTTGACGAGACAAACGAGCTGTGTTGCTTGCTGAAGCAGAACGAGAGCCTGTATTGCGGAATGTATTGCGTACTGTTTTCTTTGCACGTAATACTTTAGTGTTACCACCAGCAGAGTTAAAAGCCTTACGCCCACGTTTCTTGGCAATAGATACACCACTGCGTGCAGCATTACGAGCAGTTTTAGCCCCTCGTGTTACTTTTAACTTGGCACGAAGCATTTTCGTATTACCGCCAGCTCTATTAAAAGATTTACGAGCATTTGAAGGTGCATTTTTAACAGCACGTGATACTCTCTTGCTTGTCTTCCGAATAGATTGTTTACCTCGTGACATCGCCAAACGACCACGAGTATTAACTGTTTTAGCAACTGACTTTGCTTGTTTTTTACGTTTAGCAGCAGAAGCCTTAACGGCCTTCATAAGGGCTGCTTTACGAGCAGAAGTCATTTTGTAGGCTTTACGCCCAAAAGCTTTACCTTGAGAAATTTTATTTTTAATTTTTGACCTAACACTTAAGTTTCTAGGTGCCATTGATTTATTCCTTTTAATTTTTATTAGAAGCCAAAGCCTCTTGTTGTTACTTTTGAGCCAGAACGAATAGGATATAAATATTCTACTGCATAACGGAGACCATCGGTCCAATGTTCTACGCCTTCTTTTTTATCTATTGTAGCACTATCAGGGTTGCTTTCAACCCATTGAGTGCGCTCTAAAGACTTAATTGTGTTAACACACTTGGGGTGGATATACATATCAACATCCCCATTAGCATTCTTAAACTTCTTGTTCACAGCAGCAACACTATCAATAATCGGCGGTGCCTTATTATGTGCTCTTGTGGATATCCCATTACCTTGCAGAATACTAAAGTCTGTAGTGCCTACTGCCGCAGAAGACTTCCTAGCACGACCACTAGGGTCAGGGTAAGAAATAATCTTATGGCCTTTAAAGCGTTCTGTTAAAGCTGAAGCCAAAGTCTCTGTATCAGGGTGTCCTTGCATTTCATCTAAAATATGTATCTGACTGCCTCGAATAGCAAATATAACAGAAGCCATAATACCAACGTTAAAGTCAATAGCAACATGAACATCTTCTCCTGTTTCAAAGTAAGGTATGTCTTTGCTTATGTGTTCTTTCCTATCAAACGTATAGAAAACATTATTACCAGAATCTTCAAAACTTGCTGTATATTCTCTAGCAAACTTTAAAGGGTCTAGGGTTAGCTTAACTCGTTGTATTTCATTTTCATCAAGGAAAGGAGAGTCTTTGTAAGTGTAAGTATAGCTCTTCCAGCTATCATCAGAATCTTGTCTGTTATACATCTCATAAAAGTAATCATACCCTCTAGGAGTACTAATAATTAGTGCCTTACCTGCATTAGCATTAAACTTCTTAGCGTTCTTAGGCGACCAACGAGTAGCCACACAGGGTTGGATAATGGACTCCCAAGATTCCTTGAGGTTCATACCTGCACCCTTCCAAGAAGTAACCTCATCGGCTACTACAAAGTATTGGCCAGTACCCCGCATACGTTGTGAAGCTTCATAAGACCAGAGCTTTAACTGCACATTCCCTGGAAACCAAAAGGTTCCTGCTGCCTTAGAGGACTTATCTGCATAATCTTCCATACCTAGTTGCCATGCAATCAGAGGATAATAGATATCTACTGCCTGAGAGTAGGTTGGCGCAATTAGTGCAACGTTCTTATTTGGGACGCTATCCCCTAGCTGCATAAGTTCTTGTACAGCAATAATAGCCGCTGTGGCTGCTAAGTAAGACTTACCAAAGCCCCGGCTAGCATTTACTACTGCATACCTACAGGCATC